GCTAATGCTGTAGACGCTTGATAATCAAAATCGCCCGCCCATACTGCAAGACCCGTTGGACTTATTGAACCAGTACCTTGAAGCCTAAGATTTGGCCCTCGTATTGGGCTTGTTGTATATCCTATTGCAATACTTCTAGCAGTTGTTGAATTGTTAATAATAAAGCCGCTACAATTCCAAGTGTAATTTGCTAAATTTGCCGCACTAATTACTGTAGCACCTAAAGTATAGACAAGATTAATATTGCCAGTTCCATTTATTGTTCTTGTACTTGTAGTGGTAGAAATATAAGTTGCAACAGTAATATCAGCATTTAATGTAAGTGTTCCTGAATCGTGCTGTAAAGAATTTGTATTTATTGCTTCAGTAGTTATTGGTTGATTTATTATTACATCGCCTTGAATAAACATTGTGCAATAATTTCGCATTGGCGCATTTATAATGCAACCCGTTTGAAAGTAAAATCTTGGATAAGCATTAAAACTTCGCAATTGCGCGCCTGTGCTTGAACTTAAAGTCCCCCAAAAACTTACTGTTGCAGTTGTAGTTGATGTACTTAATTGAATGTCAACTGCGCTATCAATTGTACAATTTCTAAAAGCTAATTGAGGTTGTGCGCTATTCCAACCAGGCGTTATTGTTGATGCCCAAATATTGGGAAATATAACATCGTCACTTGCCGTAGGAATTGTTGCGGACCCAGTATAAATAGAAATTCGTGTATTAGACGCTATTGTTCCAGTAGAACTTGTCGTAAATTGAGTACCATTTGCATTTATTGTTGTAATTGTTCCTCCGTTTTGAACTGTACCAAAATAAACACGCATCCCCACTGCAAGTCCCGCAGTTGTCCCACCTCCTTGAAGTGATACTACATTTGAGAGTCTCGACCCTGTTCGAAGATTTGGTGCAGATTGACTCCAACCTGTGAATTCATTTATTTGCCCACCACCCACACCACCTGCGGCACAATACCAAAAATTTGCCATTTTTAATACCCAAAGTTTTTAGCTAACAACTGCCATTTGCTATTTGTTGAATTCCAAATAAATCCGGTGTAGTCGTATTTGCCGCCTGAACTTGAAACAGTCGGTAAGGCCAAATCAGTAGACCCTTGAAAAGCCGCATTCCAAGCAAAGGTTTGAATGCTTGTCGAACTTAATCTGAGCATTACCTTTTGACCATCGATGGGTGAGCCAGTGGGTGCGTTAATGGTTAACGTCCCAACTGCTTGGGTATTGGCTTGCGTTGCAATGTCTGTGGTGTTGGCATTGATGGTGATTGATACTGCATCCGCAATAACCACCAAACGAGATTGAATAGTTTTGTTTGATAGCGTTTCAGTTCCGGTGTAAGTGGCAATCGAAGCACCGGTTAAGGTTGTTGCACCAGTGCCGCCTGAAGCAATGGCAAGAGTGGCAGAAAGTCCCGCGGCAGTTCCCGAAGTGTTCTGATTTAGTGTCGGAACATCTCCGGCCTGAATTGCTGACATAACCACGTTGGTGGCATCGCCTCGCAAATAAAAACCTGAAGTGACTGCCCCCGCAAAAGCGTTTATCCCTGTTTGTGCAGATGTTGCACCTGAACCACCATTTGCAATTGGCAGTGCCGTACCCGAATAGGTGATGGCAAGTGTTCCTGAAGTTGTGATTGGACTACCGCTAATGCTAAGTAGCGATGGAACAGAAGCGGCAACCGAAGTCACCGTTCCTGAACCACCACCACCCGCACCAATTTCAACAATGGATGCAGTCCCGTTATTCTTTTTCAAATACAACTTGCCGTCATAGGTGTTAATGCCTAATTCGCCTAAAGCAAGATCGCCTGTCAGTGGTACTTTTGCGGGTACTGCACTTCGCTTAACTTGAATAATGTTTGCCATATGGCACTTTCTACCCCGCTATAAAACGGGGAGTTTGATTCAATTAAAAAGTACCACCATCAATAGTGATGCCATCAAAGGTGGTCAAGTTGGAAATTGCACCACCAGTTATGGCAACACTTGATGCCGCTTGTGTTGACATCGTGCCAAGTCCGGAAACTTGGGTATTTGCAATCGCAATTGCGGATGCTGACAAAGCAGTTAGCTGACCTTGTGCATTTACAGTAGCGATCAAAGTGTCGGAAGCTGACCCATATGCCGCCGCTGTCACCGCGGTGTTGGTGATGCTAAATGCATTACCGGTCAGCGTCAGGCCAGTGCTTGCTGTGTAAGTACCCGCGGCACTAAACTGCGCCCAAGTCACAGGCGTTGTGCCGAGCGTACCGCCCGCGTCAACAGTACAAACCCATCCTGTGTCAGCATTGGTTGTGCCAGTGCTGACAAACGTAAAGGCCGAAATTAACTGAGCCCACGTATTGGTGTCAGTGGTGCGAGTCCATCCCGAAGCAGAGGCCGCATAGATGCCATTGTCAGCGGGTGCAGTTTGGTTTTTAACTAAGATGCGATCACCGGCAGTCAGGCTTGAACCCCAATCACCACCGCCTTGAGTTGCCAAGCCCGATAAAACAATGTTGCCTGTCGTTGATGCAAAACTTGGGGCTTTAACCGACAAGCCTTGTGCAACGCTGTCAACATAATTCTTGGTTGCCGCATCTTGGGGTGACGTTGGGTCAAGAAGTGATGTGATTTTCTGACTACCAAAAGCAAATGAACTTGTAGGTGCAGATAAATCAGAAAGGCTTGCTTGCGAACCGGCAGTAGCTAAACCCTTGGCATTAATTGTGATGCTTGTATGTGTTCCAACATTTGAATTAACAGTAGCAAGCGTTAATGCCGCATCTACAGTTGCCGAGCCATCAACACCCGTGAAAGTGCCAGTAGCATCAGAAGAAATGGTTAAGTTGCGGGGCGTTGTCCATGCATTTGCTGTTGCCGCATTACCGTTAACCGAGCCAACAATCGTGGATGTAAAGGTTTTGATGCCGCCAATACTTTGATTTGTAGTAGTGTCAACATATAAACCTGACCCTGCAATTGGAATAATAGCGGTAGCTGAACCACCACCGCCACCAGTACCGACACCAATGTAGAGAACACTGGTGTCTTCGTTAAATGCCAATTCTGCGTTTTGAAGTGATGCGGGTGGGCCACCGCCACCACCGGCCGCTCTGCGTTTGATTCGAATTGTATTAGACATAATATTTCCTTAAGTGAAAGTTAAAAAGCACCACCATCGGTGATTTCGGTTTGAGCAACATTCGCCCATGTACTGCCAACAAACATTAGCAATTCTTGTGGTTGCGGGTCAACGATAACGATGGGGTAGCCATCAATTGAAGTTGCCCCACCTGAACTTCTGTCTATTCTTAAATCAATGCGGGGTTGCGGCGTGACCTTTAAGGTTACGTTGTTGCCATCTTGAACGGCTACTTTGACACTGCTCATATGACCACCACGCCATCTGACCTGACAATAAACAGTAAGAAAATAACCGAGTCATCAGCGGGTGTTGTTCCGCTTACTGGAAAGCTAACCATGATTCGACCTGAAAAACCTACAGGGTCTTGCGCGTTTATCGCTAGTTCAGGGTCGGAATTAATTAAAGCCCATGTGTCCGAATCAATCACCAATGTGCAAGTACCTAAGTTGTTCACAATGTTTGTGACTGTCAAAGGGATGGTTGCGGGCGGCGGTTCATAGTCAGCAATGTCAAACGTCAAGCCATTGCGTGTGTCAATAAGATTTGTAAGTTCTCGCCTGACGATGGCGGCATCGATGGTCGAGCCGGTCAGGTTAACGGGTAAGCCTGTGCCTGTATTTGTGAAAGTCAGATTCCAAAAGGTTTTCTGATTCCATACCAATTCGCCCGCAAGAATGGGGTTATCAAAACCGCTTACTTGTGCAAGGGTATTCTTATTAAAAATCGCCATAGCGTTCCCTAAACATAGTTAGAACATCCGCGCATCCCGCGGTTATGGTGTATTGTCTTTTGGCTATTTTATCAAGCAAATTAAACTTTGGGAATCTGTTTTTTAAGTTCTTCAACTTGGGCAGAAAGTTCCTGTATTGCTTTAGTTAGTACGGCAATGTATGAGGGGTAATGAATGGTTTTAAACCCCTTTTCTTCGCCAACTTGCCAGTTTTCTTCAAAATAAACCAATGATGAATCTAAGCCAATAATTTGTTCAACTTCATCAGCAATAAAACCATAACCTTTT